GAAGACAAGGAAGGAACGTGGTGGGGAATCATGGTTATGGAAGAATTCGACAACGAGGCCGACGCTGCGGAATGGTTCGAGGGGATCATTGACCGCGACATCGCCGTTGTTGAGTTGGATGCGGATGTGGCTCTGCACTAATGCCGGCGCAATCGAAGCCGGGCGTGGACTGGCACGCGATCAAGGCCAGACTGGAGGCGGGGGACAGCGCCTATGGCATCGCCAAGGACTTCCCGGTCAGCAAGCAAGCGATCCTGAAGCGGGCCAAGAAAGAGGGCTGGTTGCCCGGTCCCGGAAAATGGTTACCGGCAACCAAGGCAACCGACACAGCGCAGCGCATCGCCAATCCGCAGAATCGGTCCGATCAATTGCTCGCCAGCTTTGGGAAGCGAACGCCGGAAAACATGGCGGAAGTGCTTGGAATGATTGAGGACGGCACGCCGAAATATGTGGCGTGTCACGCAATCGGGATCAGCGACGAAACCCTGAACGCTTGGCTCAAAGACGACGCGGACTTTCTGGCTCTGTATCAGAGGGCCGAAGCGGAATACCTGCAGGCCAATTTCAGCGCCACGAAGAAGGCAGCGAACCGTGGGGATCCCCGCGCCGCACAATGGAACATCAGCAAGCACCGCCTAACCCGCGAGGAATACGGAGACAAGGGTGGAGGCGGCAGCGGCATCACGGTGAACATCAACATTCCACGGGGCGATCCCGAGGATATATCCGGAGAGGTGATAGACCAATGATAGCCCGAATAGACGAGACACAGCGCCGCGTAAACGACACATCGAAATCCGAGGTCTTCGAAACCCCGAAAGCAAAGATCGAACGCTACGCTAAGAACCTGGCAGCCGAACTCGCCCAGGACGGCGCACAGGGCGCAATCGACAGCATCACCATCGAAATCGATCTGTATCCCGACGGCAGCACAGACATCGACTGGCGCACAGAGGGGGAGCGTAGCCTCGCGAAGGAATGCCCGCACTAATCAGCGTTACTGAGCGGCAGGCTATGGAAAGCACCGATCACACGTGGGACCGACTGACCTGCTACTTCACCAAATGCGGCCAGGGAATGGACCGGGTCACAGAGACACCAAACCCTGCCGAACCGACGTGATAGCCATTAGCCACAGAGTGCGGGGACACATCCTCAGGCGAATAGCAGACAAGGTTATGAGCGGGCGATAAGAAGGGGGAGGGCGAGAACACGCCAGCCCGTGTGACCGTGATATGTGCCGTGATATATCAGGCGTTAATATTCGCCATAATGCACATTATCGGCATTGATCCGCATAACCCATTGATAAATATAGCTTTTGGTGTTTGGGTCTGCTGAGAGAGCGCCCAAAGCAGGCCGCTATCTAGGACCGATATCCCAAATCCCGGCATTTTCCTAGCGGCAGACTCATTTCAGACCCCCCCCCTTTGGGGTCATGGGGTGGTCGAATAGAGATAGGTTTTCGCTCATTTTACAGGCTTGTCCAAGGCTACCCCATGTGCACCGAAAATAGAAATTCCCCTCGAAGGTTGCCTCAAAACCGGCCCCTGTACCAACCTATAGGCGAAATCGGGTGCAAATCGACCTAGACTACGCTCCCCAGTCCCGTCAGGCGTTGCTTCATGGGACGGTGGCGAACCAGATATTCTATGGGGGTGCGGCTGGCGGGGGGAAGTCCCACGCTTTGAGGTGGGATGCGATAGCGTTCTGCCTGGAGAATCCGGGGTGCGATGCTTACCTGTTCCGGCGCACTCTTGGGGAATTGCAGGACAACCACATTCGGAAGATCCGGAACGAGATTCCCTCTGTGTTGGGGGAGTACAAGACGAACGAACAACGGTTCGTGTTCTACAACGGGGCTGGGATCAATTTCTGTTACTGTGAGAAAGAGCAGGACGTTCACCGGTACCAGGGTGCGGAGATGCACTGGCTGGGGGTGGATGAAGCCTCGCATTTGACCGAGTACCAGTTGACCTATCTTCGCGGTCGCGTGAGGTTGGGGAGTTGGGCGCCGAAGACGAAGTTGCTGCCGAGGATTGTCTTTGCGTCCAACCCTGGCGGTCCGGGGCATACGTTTTTAAAGAAGACCTTTATCGATGGGTCGGTGCCGGAGGTGTTGTTCCGGGACAAGACGATGGCCGATCCGAAGAACCCGGATGATCAGGGATGGTTGTCGGTCTTCATCCCGGCGAAGATGCGGGACAACAAATATCTGAGTTCGAATTACGCCGGGCAGTTTTCTGCGCTGCCTCCTGAGCTTGCGCGGGCTTTGACGGAGGGCGACTGGGACGCGGTTGTCGGTGCGGCTCTGCATAATCTATCGAGAGAGAAACACCAGTTGAGGCCGTTCGACCCGCCGAAGTGGTGGACGCGGTTCATGTGTATCGATTGGGGCACTGCCAAACCTTTTTCGGTGGGCTGGTATTGTGTCGCCGATCAGGACACGCACCTAGCGGCCAAAAACGGCTGGGACGGCGTCGATATTCCTGCCGGGGCGGTCATCCGATACCGGGAGTGGTACGGCTGGGACGGCAAAGCTGATAAAGGCAAGAGAATGCCGGCGGCGGTCGTGGCTCAGAAGATCCTCGAAAGAGAGGACGGCGAGGTCATCGATTACCGGGTTGGGGACACGGGAATGTGGGCTCAACACGACGGGCCCTCTCCTCAGGAGAATATGTCCACTGCCACGGACGGGCGATTCCGGATGCGGCAATCGAAGAAGGACCGGAAGGCGATGTATGCCGAGATTCTGGCGAGGTTGTCGGGATCGGAAGACTATGGGGAGTCCGGCGAAGAAAGCCTCCCGATGTTCTACGTCACGGCGAATTGTGAACACTTCTGGCGCACCGTTCCGATGTTGGTCCTCGATGAGTTCGACCCGGACAAGGGCCCGAACTCAAAACAGGAAGACCATGTGTATGATGAAGTGGGATATGCGCTCCGGTCCCGCCCGTTCGTGACAACGCAGCGGGACAGAGAACACGAGAAATGGGAAACGGAGTATAAGCGATATGCCCGGAAGTCAGTCGATCCCTACGCTACTGTGTGAGGGGCGGCATGGGCTGGGGTGACGACATCATGCTGACCGCCGAAGCCCGCGCGGTCAAAAAGGCCCTGGGGGTGCCGGCGAAGGTTTGTTACTGGTCGCCCATATTTGACGGCAACAAAGACATCACGATGGGGCGGGGATTCCCGCTGGAAAACAAGCCTGGGAAGCGGCCCTACCATTTGGGGGCGGTGAAGGTCGGTGGGCACACGAAGGTAATCTTCAATCCCCACTACAAGGCTGTTCCCGGTCATATCCAGGTCGGGCCGGTCTCGCACGGGAAAATATTGATTGAGCCGAACTGCAAAAAAGACTTCTTCAAGGATAACAAGGACTGGGGTTTTGAGAAGTATCAGGCGGTGGTGGACCGGATGGACGCGGAGTTCCTGCAGGTCGGCGCCGAGGGGAAAGTTCTGGAGCGTGTGGAGTTCGTTCGCACCAAATCCTTCATGGACGCCTTGCCCTACCTTGCCGGGGCCAAGATGTATCTTGGACCGGAAGGAGGCTTACACCATGCGGCCGCGGCTCTCGGAATTCCGGGGGTGGTGATCTTTGGCGGCCTGACTCATCCGAGAACAACCGGATACGACATACATATCAACCTGCATTCATATGACGCGGGGTGCGGCCATATGTTCGACTGCGAGCATTGCAGGCGGGCGATGGATGCAATCAGCGTAGAGGAAGTCATTGAAGCCTGTCGCGCTGTACACTGACCACGACATCTCGCAGAGGGTATGCGAGGCATGGGGCGACAGAAAGCACGTAAGAGAAGGGCTGGATGCAAGAGACCCCATCGTCTACGGGGTTTTGAGGGGGTGTGGAGAGATTATCCGCCTCTGCGAAGCCCTGAACCGGGACTGGTGGCATATCGACAACGGCTACTTCCGGCCGGGCCACTTTGACGGATATTACCGGGTCACGCTGAACGGGTTCCAGGCGACCGAACCCTTTGAATGCCCACCCGACAGATTCGAGAAACTCGGAACAGTCATGGAGCCCTGGCGCAAGTTGGGGTCACACGTTCTGATCGTCCCCCCTTCACCGGGCAGGGCGGTTTGGTACGGCTTCCGCGGGGAAGATTGGGTGTCCTGCACCATCAACGACATTCGCCGTTCGACGGATCGCAAGATCGCGGTCAAGACGGGGCCGAAGGGCAACATGCAACAGGCTCTTGAGAATGCCTGGTGCGTGGTGACGTTCGATTCCCAATCCGCGACTCACGCCTTGAGAGAGGGGGTGCCTTGTATCGTTACCGGGGAGCATATCGCCGAAAGCGTAAGCTGGGATTTCCCCGACATCGAAAGCCCAAAGTGGCCTGAGCGAGACCCTTGGGCGCATTGGGTTGCCTACAATCAATTCACCCTTGACGAGATGAGGAGCGGTGAAGCGTGGAACCTGTTGAAATCGACGGCTGGTGGTATCCGGTAGACAACCACGTCACTCGTAGAAACGGCCCAGGGTCCAGATATGGACTGGTCAAGCCATATCTGTCCAAATTTGGATGCGCCCTTGATTGCGGGGCTTACATCGGCGGCTGGACGAAGGATCTTCTGAAGAATTTCGAGCATGTGTTCGCGGTCGAGATGGACCCGCTCAATGCCGAGTGCATCAAGAAAAACTGCCCGGATGCGAGCGTGATCTGCAAGGCCCTCTCGGACGGCTTTGCCGAGGTGAAATATCACGGCGACGAATACCCGGAAAGCCCGATCTACTGCGTTGGCAAGGGCGAAAAATCCCAGCAGTCGATCACAATCGACAGTCTGGGGCTGAATCCGAACTTCATCAAGCTGGACCTGCAGGGATACGAGACCTTCGCCCTCAAAGGGGCAGTGGAAACCCTGAAACGGTCCAAACCGACCCTGTTTTTCGAGCATGAGCACAAATGCTCGACCCGCTACGGGTTGGACGGCAGCGAATTGCCGGCCTTCCTAGAGGATCTGGGGGCAACCCGGATCAAGAAATGGGGTCCGGATCAACTCTGGATGTGGGAAGACTAGAAGTGACAGAACCACTGAATGTGTACGTTGGGTTCGATGAAAAAGACATTCAAGCGATGGATGTCTGCATCAAGTCCCTGGAGGCCCAAGCAAGCATTCCGATCAACGTAATTCCGCTCAGGCATTGGGAATTGCGGTCAAAAAAGCTGTTTTGGCGCGAACATTTGGTCACGCCAGACGGTCAAATGATCGATATGCGGGACGGCAAGCCCTTTTCGACCACATTTTCGTTCACGCGCTTCCTCGTTCCGGCGCTGGAGGACTATCAGCCCGGACGAGCGGTGTTCGTGGACCCGGATGTGCTGTGGCGATGCGACATCGCCGACGTGATCCGCGCCTGTGAGGGCGATAAAGCGGTTTGGTGCGTCAAACACCACCATGAACCGACCGATTCGCACAAATTCAACACGAATGTCGTGCAAACCCGCTACCGGCGGAAGAATTGGTCCTCGTTGATGGTCTTCAATCCGGCGAAGTGCCACGGCCTGACCCTATACAGGGTGAACAACGATCCCGGCGCCCATCTTCATGCAATGTTGTGGGTTCACGAGGACGAAATCGGGGACATTCCCGAGGATTACAACTGGCTAGAAGGGCATTCGCCGGAAACCTTGATGCCGAAGGTCGTTCACTACACCAGAGGCACGCCTGACATGCTCCCAGGGCTTCCGTATGAGCCGGAATGGTGGGAGTACGCGCGATGAGATACGACCAACTAATCGCAATCTGCCACATTTACCGCGACGAGATCGACTCCATTGTCGAGGTGGGGACGTGGAACGGCGACCGCGCAATTCAGATGATCCAGGCGACCGGCGCGAAGTCGTATGTCGGTTATGATTTGTTTGAAGACGCGACGGACGAGACCGACGCGGAGGAATCCAACGTCAAGGCCCACTTTAGCCAGGACGAGGTGGGCCAGAAGATCGCCGAAGCCTGTCCTGACGTTGACGTTCGGTTAATCAAGGGCAACACCCGCGAGACCCTGCACGGCCAGAAGATCGAAGCCGATTTGGCCTTTGTGGACGGCGGGCATTCGGAAAAGACCATTCTGGGCGATTACAACGCCGTGAAAGGGTCGAAAATTCTTGTTTTGGATGACGTGTACGAGGGCCGGCCGGGCGGGGCCGGGTTCCTGGTAGACGATGACTTCATGGTTCTGCCGAAGAAAGACCCGGTAAAAGACGGGGGTTTTGTCAGAATGGCGGTTCGCAAACCCTACGCCCCGCCGATCCGGTTGCAAGTCAAAACGCGCAACGTGTCTTCGAATGAAACGATTCAGGCGAACATAAGGCGAAACCTTGAACGGGATTTGCCGGATGTAGAGGTGGTGGGACGGCACTACGAGCCAGCGGTGATCGCGGCCGGCGGTCCGTCCCTCGACCCGGAAGCGATCCGGGGACACTCCCATATTTTCTGCGTCAAGTCGTCCCACGACAAACTCATTGAGGCGGGCGTGATCCCGTGGGGCTGTGTTCTGCTCGATCCTAGGGCCCATGTCGCGGACTTTGTTGCAAGCCCTCACAAGGACGTTCGGTACTTCGTCGCGTCGATGTGCGATCCGACCACCTTCGATGCTTTGGACGGCCATAAGGTTTGGCGATATCACGCCATTGTCGGGGCCGGGGAGGAGAAAATTCTCTCGCCCGGCAAGCTATTGATCGCCGGCGGCTGTTCGGCAGCAACGCGGGCGATTTCGCTCGCTCACGCGCTGGGCTTCCGGGAGTTCCATCTACACGGGTTTGACCTGTGCTACCGGGACGGCTCGGAGGGCAACGCCCTGAACGCAGAAAAAATCCGGGTTTCCATTCGGGACCGGGAAATCCATCAAGATCCGCAGGGGGAGTATTTGACCGATCTGGAGAAAATGGCTCAGGCGCAAGAGTTCAAGCACCTGTTCAAGACGGAAAACGACTTCTGCATTCATGGCGAGGGCATTCTGTCGGCTCTCCAGCCGCCGAAAAACACTCTGACGCTGGACCGCTATGCTTAGTCCCGATCTGAACCTCTCCGAAGAACAACAAAAGAAGATCGCGGGCGAAGCCCTCGAAGCGTTCAAGGAAGACAACGAGTCGCGCCAGGAATGGCTCGACATGCACGCCAAGTGGAAGAAGCAATTTTACCAGCAGGACGAGGCGGAAAAAGGGCCGTGGCAGGGCTCTTCTCAAGAATCTCTCCCGCTCCTCACGGAGGCTTGCGTTCAATTCCACGCCCGCGCCTACAAGGCGATGTTCCCGAACCGGAACATCATCCGGGCGATTCCCACAGTCAGCGGATCGCGGGAGGAGTTGATGGACCGCGCCCGCCGCGTCGGGAATCATATGTCCTGGCAGTTGATGGTTCAGGACCGCGCCTACAAGCGCAACGTGGACCGGATGCTGTTGGCCCTTCCATTGCACGGGTCGTTCTTCCGGAAGATCTACTTCCACGACCTCCTGCAGAGAAACGTGGTCGAGAATGTCCGCGCCGAAGACCTGGTCTTGCCCTACGGCATCGGCCCCAGAGAGATGGAGTCTATCGAGCGCAAGACGCACATCATCTATCAGTCGGTGAACGAGACGAAGATCCTCGCCGACGCGGGAAGCTACATCACCCACGCACTTCCGTATCGGGCGGACGACAGCGACCCGGTGAGAGACGCCGACGAAAAGGCAAGCGGTCAAACACCCCCGTCGGGAGAGATGGGCTTCGCGAAGATCATCGAGCAACACACGATTCTCGATCTGGACGAAGACGGCATTGCCGAGCCCTATATCGTGACGGTGGATTGCACGTCCGAAAAGCTGCTGAAGATCGCGCCGCGGTTCCTGCACGATGAAGACGGCGAGCCGGTCGATAACAAGCGGCCTTTGGAGTTCTTCACCCATTACGGCTACATCGAAAACCCGGACGGGGTCTACTGTCTGGGGCAGGGGCATTTGATCGGCCCGATCAATACCGCAGTTAACAAGCTGCTGCGGCAGATCGTGGACGCCGGCACCCTGGCGAATGTCGGCAACATGTCCGGCTTCATCGGCAATGCGACCGGCGTTCGCGGCGGCGAGCATGAGTTTGAGTTGGGCAAGTTCAAGCAAATCGACGCGACTGCGGACGATATTCGCAAGCAGATTTTCCAGTTTACGTTTCCGGGTCCAAACCCCGCGTTGGGGCAGGTCGTGCAGATGCTTATGAGCCGGTCCGACCGGCTCGCGACGGTCACGGAAGCCCTGACCGGACAGACCGACAAGGTCATACAACCGCAAGCCTTGATGGCGCTAATCGATCAATCCCTTGAGGTGTTCTCGACGGTTTACGAGCGGGTGCTTCACTCCTGGAGCATTGAATTGCAGATGCTCTACGACCTGAACGGGCGGCACCTCAACCAGGAGGAATATTTCGCGGTCAACCACGCCGACGGAACGGTGGATATGCAGAGCATTTCCCCAGAGGACTACGCGGCGGACCTGATGGTGATGCCTGCGGCCGATCCGAAGATGACAACTAAACGCCAGCGTTTTGCGCAGGCAGAGACCGAATTCAATTACGTGATGCAGAACCCGATGGTTCAGCAATCGCCAGAATATATCCACAACGCCTATCAGCGTTTGCTGGAAGCCATCGACGCCCAGAACATCGAGCAGATCAATCCGAAGGCGCCCGAACCTCCGAGGGAAGACGATCCCGAGAAGGAAAACATGATGGCGCTGATGCCCGAACCTCAGATCACTCCGGTTTATCCGGAGCAGGATCACGAGGCGCACATTCAGGCCCACCAGGAATTGCTCTTGGCTGAAGACAATCCGAACGGCGCGGCCGATCCCCTGGCCGGATACCGTGAGACCATGAAGCCGGAGCAGGTGAAGGCTCTGGAAAATCACATCCAGCAGCACATCGCCTATCTATACGGCGTGAACGAAGCGGAGATCCTGAATGAAGGACAAATGGCTCAGGGACCGGGAGACCCAGCAGTTCTTGAGGCGCTTGTTAGAAACATTTCCGGCGCGGGAGCAGGCGATATTGGCGACCTCTTGGGAGAAGTTAGTGAGATTGCAGGGGCGCAATGATGTTCTGTCTTGGGTCGAAGACTACTGTTCGCCCCGCGAGGATTCATGATTGCGATGCTGTTCTGGCTCTTGGGGAGAGGTATCGCCAGGAGAGTTTTATCTATTACCCGCCGATAGACCGGGACCGGGCGTGGGAAGTCTTTCGGACGATCATCGAGAATCCCGATCAGTTTTGCGCTTTTGTCGCGGTCGTTGAGGGAAAGATCGTCGGCTGGGTCCAGGGATATATTTCCGTGGTGATGCTCTACACGGACGAGCGTTCCGCGAACCTTGATCTGCTCTACGTTCTCCCGGAACACAGGACCGGATGGGGGCGGAAACTGTTCAATGAATTTCTGCGCTGGGGGCGTGCAAACGCCTCGCGCATCGTCGTTGGCACCGGCACCGGCATCGACCGGGCCGAAGTGCTGTTCCGCCGCGCCGGGTTCAAGTCCACCGGCAAGCAATACATGATGGAGGTCTAGGTGCCGCCCGCTGTAATCCCGGCCGTCATAGCGGCCGCCGCTACGATTGCGTCCACCGCCATCTCTTCGCAACTTTTGAAAAAGTCTAAAGCACCGGCTCTGCCCAAACCGACTCCAATCGGCCCCACGGTCGCGCCGGATATGTCCGGAAAGGAACTGGCCAGCGCGCGTCCGGCGGATAACTTTTCAGCGCCGAACTTTCTGAAAATGTCAGGGAGCATGACGCCGCTGCAGAAGCGGACTCAATTCGCGACCTTCGCCACACAGGGGAACAACTCTGCCTATAAAGACCCGGCTGCAAAGGACTTCTACAAGAAACTGGTCACATCGTCCCTGATTGACCCGGAAGGAAATATCACGGGCGATCCGACCCCCATCGAGCGCCAGTATGTCCAAAACGTGCTGGGGCAGGAAATCCGTGAACCGACCACCGAATCATTCCTGAGCGCGGTGCTACGAGCATGAACCTGGCCCATATCATTGGAAATCTTGTCACCGGCAAGAATCTGGCGATGCGCGAGGCCCCGACGCGGATCATGCCGCAAGAGGGCGATTTGGCCCTTGCGACCGGCTCGCTTGAAAATGCCCCAAATGGAGGGGTGGGGGGAGTGGACCTGTTGTCCAAGCGCCCCGGCTAACTGCCCATTAAAGACGGCTTTGCGGGCATGACGCCCCTGCAAAGCCGCACCAAGATTGCGTCTGGCGCCCTGCAAGGTCAGGGGGAGTATTTGGCACCCGATATGCAGGACTATTATCGGGATGTTGCCTTTTATTCCCTTCTCGATCCCCAAGGCAGTCCAGCCGCAAACGACGCCATCGTTCCCATCGAACGCCAGTACGTCAAGAACGTGCTGGGCCGGGGCACTGGCGACACCGTCGAGACATTTCTGCAAGCCCTGATGAGAGGATAGATGCTCAAGCCCTTGTTTGCTCGCGTCGTAATCGAACGCGAGACCCTCAAGCATGGCTCGATCATCATTCCGGAAGACGCTGGCAAACGCAACGCCCCTGCCAAGGGCATTGTCGTGGCCACGGGTCCGGAGTGTGACGAGTCGATCCAAGTCGGACAGTCCGTCCTGTTCGGTCGCTATGCCGGCGACTGGTTCGAGGACGGGGACCGGGAGGTCTATGTCTGCCAAGACGAAGACATCATAGCGGTGATCGAAGATGAATGAGGAAGAAGTCCAAGAGACTCCCGAGACCCCAGAAGAATCCAAAGAACAGCCACAAGAGCAGCGGGAAAAGCCACAGGGCTACGACCCGGTGGATTTGTCCGACCTTCCGGAAGAGAAGGCCGAGGCGATCAAGCATCGCATCGATTACCTCTACGGGCAGGTCAAGCGCGGGGAAAAGGACTGGGAAGTTGCCCAGGACCACATCCGCCGTCTGGACGAATCGCTGCACAAGGTGTCCGGCCGATTGGGGCACATCGAAGAAGAGAAGTCGGAAAACGACCTCGCCACGCTCCGCCGCATGGCGGTGGATGCGATGGAAGAGGGCGAATACGACCGCGCGCAGGAAATCAACGAGCGCATCCTTGAACTGAAGATTTCCCCGAAAGAGGAAAAGCCCAAGGAAGAACCGAAGGAAGACGTTCTGCCGCCGCAGACCCAGGAGGCATTGACCCGCTGGGCCTTGGAGACGGACGAATCCGGCAAGCCGGTCCGCCCTTATGTGGACGCGACCCACCCGGACCATCAGAAGGCGATTCAGAACGCGCATGAAATCTGGAACGACCCGGTTGCCCGCGCCAATATCGACACCATCGACGACTTCTTAAGAATTCTGGACAAGAAAATGCAGGGCGCCAAGGCTCCGGCCGTTGCGTCCACAAGCCCGAATTTCCGCCCGAAAGCGAACAAGAAAATCGAGTTGACCGAAGACCAAAAGCGGATTGCGCGCAAACTCGGCATTGGCGAGGAGCGTTACGCCGCACAGCTAAAGGCCATGAGATAATGCCACGCAAAGCAAATACAGAACAAAAGAAGAAGGGCCGCTCCAGTTGGAAGCCCGCCAGCCTCCTGACCGCCGACAAGTTGCCCGGACACCGCGCCCGGTGGCTGTCCAAGGACGCAGCGAACCTGGACAAGAAATTCCGCGAGGGCTGGCAATTGGTTAGTTCATTGAATGAGAAAGCCAAGCACGACAACCCCGAGACCATTCAAGACGGAAAGCCGTTAACCAGCGTCACCGAATATCGCGAGCTTGTCTTGGCCGTGATGCCGGAAGACCTGGCCCAAGAGCGCGACGAGTACTACCGAGACCGAACCAAGAACCAGACCGTGGGCCTGCTCGACGATGCGAAGAAGATGCAGCGTGAAGCGGAATCGCGGGGGGCGAATACGCCCGATCATCTCAAACCCAAAATAACCATCGAATGAGGTAGCACATGGCGAATCAGCCACGCGGCCTTGTCGCATCTCGCACTCTCGACGGCCGCGCGCCGAATGCTGCGCGTCTTTACCGGACGCACAGCAAGAACACTGCGCGCATCTGGTCCGGCGATCTTGTGTACTTGGATGCCGACGGCGCCGTTCAGTCCTACACCGCAGCAGCTTCCGCGAATACGCCCATCCTGGGCGTCGTGGACGCGGTGTATGATCGTTCAGGCGGTCACCCGAAACCGAAAACCCATGCTTTGCCCTCGGGCATTGCCGGGGCCGAAGTGTCGGCTGACTCCTTCATCGCGGTTCACGACGATCCGGCCATTGTCTTCGTCGGCATGGCGGACGCTTCGTCCGGTCAGACCGACATCGGCAAATATGCCTCGGTATCGGCTGGTACTCCGGTCACTGCGGCCGGGCGTTCCGGCGCGGTCATCAAGAACTCGTCCACCGAGGCTTCGGCTGGCGGCGGCGCGATTCTGAAGATCGTCGGTCTTGCTCCCAGCGAGCTTGATCGCACCGGCGGCACGAACAACGACATTGAGGTCGTGATCGCGCATCATCACTTCAACACTGAAGCCAACACTCGCTAGGGAGGCGGAATATGACGACTTCTACCGGCAATTTCGCCGAACTTTTGTGGCCTGGGATCAAGGAGATCTTCGGCCACGAGTATAGCTCCTATGAGCCGCTCTACGAAAAGATCTTCGAAAAGAAGACCTCGGACAAGGCTTATGAAAAAGAGCAGGGCGTCACGGGGTATCCCCTTGCCGGCCTCAAGGATCAGGGGGCTGCTGTCAGCTTCTTCGATCTGCTCCAGGGGTTCCAGAAGGAGTATGTGAACGTCACGTATGGCGCGGGGGGCGTTGTCACCCGCGAGATGTACGAAGACGATCAGTACAACTTCATCAACCAGATCCCGCGTATGCTGGCCCGCTCAATGCGGGAGACGATGGAGACCACGCACTTTAACGTCCTGAACAACGGTTTTTCTTCGGAAACCGCTGCGGACGGCTCTTCGGTCTTCAACGCGACCCACTCCCTGGTGGGCGGCGGGACTTTCCGCAACCAGCTTCAGACCTCGGCTGACCTGACCGAGACTTCGCTGGAGCAGGCGTGCATCGACATCTCGGACTTCGTGGATGACCAGAATCTCAAGATTCGCGTCTTCCCGCGCAAGCTGATCGTGCCGACCGCGCTTCAGTTTGTTGCGGCGAAAATCCTCGAAACCACCCAGAAGGTGGGCAGCGCGGACAATGACGTGAACGTGGTTCGCGGCATGATCCAGGGCGATGCCATCGTCTCTCCGTATCTCACGGATTCGGACGCGTGGTTCATCGGCACGGACTGCCCGAACGGCCTCGTCTGCTACGAGCGCCGCGCGGCCGATCTGGCCCGCGACAACGAGTTCGCCACCGAGAACCTGCAGTTCAAGGTGACGGCGCGTTGGTCGCAGGGCGTGACGGACCCGCGTGGCATCTTCGGCTCGCCTGGTGCGTAGCCACTGACGGGGGGGCTTCGGCCCCCCCGACCTTTCTTGAAAGGACAGGAAATGGGTAAAACGACTTTCTCCGGTCCGGTTCGCACCGGGCAGGACAACGGTCAGGCTGCCAACACCATTGGAACCTTGATCGCATGTCAGGAAGCCACCGTGGCGTCGAACACGTCCGGCGCGTCTTCCATCGTTATTCCGAAGAACGCGGCCCCGACCCACATCGAGTTGGTCGTGGAAACCGCCGCGTCAGCGTCTGGTGGCGAAGGCCCGGAAATCACCTTCCGGTTCGGCAATGCCGACGACGTGGACTATTTTGGCTCCATCGGCGCATCGGCTGCCGGCCTCTACCACATCAACGATTACGCGGTCTCCGCGCGGTCGTTCGTGGATGCCGTGTCTTCGGCCATGCGGGTTTGGATCGATGCAACCACAGCCGCGACCGCTGGCATTGAACTGTCCAAGTTCGACGGCCTGGCGCGCGTCTACTACATCCAGAGGTCGTAATGCCGGTATCGGTCACGAAGACGGTGGAGGCTTCGGCCTCCACCCATAGCTGGATTCCGCTCAATGTCTACGAGCCGGACGCGCTGACTCGGATCTCCGTGACCGCGCCGAAGGATCTCGAAGCCAAGGTGGAATACACTCTCGATAATCCGCTTTCGGTTGCAAGCGCCGCCGCAATCACGCTGATGACCATCAACGGATCGGCCGGGACGTTTTCGACTGCCGTTGGATCGCCCGTCTACGCGGTGCGCCTCAATGTCACGGCAGCGTCGGGCGGGACTCCGGTGTTCCGCGTGTTGCAGTCGGGCAGGTAATGCCGATCCGCAACCGCCATCGGGTGGGCGACCACCTGATGATGGACGACGAGTCCGGGCTTGTTCACTACCGCTCGGAAATGGTCGAGCGGTGGGACGGGTTGTGGGTTCGCCGCGATCAAAACGAAGTTAGAAATCCGCAAGAGTTCGTGCGCGCCCGCTCCGATCCAAGAGCGATTCGCGGCGTACGCCAAGAACCAGCCGTAGGCGAGGTGTGCTTGTTCACGCCCCCCACGGTTGGACAAACGAATGTCCTCACGCCCAAGACCGTCGGCACGAATTTCGCCACCCTCGGCGAGATGGCGGTCGGCGGGTCTTGTGGTCCCTTCTTCGTTTATGACGTGAGCCAGATATGACGGCACAATCCAGGGCCACCCTAAAGGCGAAGTTCGAGACGGGGGATACTCCCACCGGGACGGACTATGCCGATTTGATCGATTCCTCCGTCAGCTTGGTGGATGCATCGGCGCAGACCGTGGCGTCCAACCTTGTCATCCCGGAAGCCATCATCTCCCGTGTGTCGGCTTCTGACGGCTATTTCGCCGGCACCGTTTCAGCGGCCTCTGCCGTCATCGACGCTGCGACCGTTTCCGCGCTCACTGTGGTTGGGTCGGTTACTGTTTCTGGCGCGGTCTCTGCCAACGCGGTTTATGCGGAATCCATCAACGCCTCCGCTTTGACGGTGGATACCATCGCGGCCCAAGCGGTGCAGGCTTCGACCTTGGGGGTGGCGACAGTTTCCGCCGGCGCTTTGATTGTTGTTAACAGCGTGCGCCTGAACAGTGCGACCACCGCCGCTGCTTCGGTTGGGGGCGGGGAGTCCCTGCCTGCCTCCGTGGCAGGTTACATTGAAATCAACCTGAGCGGCACCGAATACGCCGTTCCATACTACAAGATCAAATGACCACAGGGCTCAGAGACACCGCGCTCAATATCGTAAACCGCGTCCGGCGCAAGCTGGGCTATAACGCGGTCACGGATTTCTCCAGCAAAAACGCGCGAATGCTGTTGGAGATGCTGAACGAAGTCGTGTCAGAAGTGTCCGACGAGGGCGATTGGCCGGAGATGTATCGCGAGGTTTTCGTGACCGCGTCTTCGTCTGTCGGAGAGTACGAAGTCCGGGTTTCCGGGTTAGTCCAGAGCGTCTATGAGATCGGGTTTCAAAACCAGATCGCGGCGCTGGAGCCGAGGGACATCAAGGATCTTCGCTTGTGGCAGCGGCTTGGAAATACTGGCGAGCCGCGTCAGTTCGCCATTGTCGGGGTCAATGCGTCGTCTGGCAACCCGCTGTTCCGGGTCCACCCGATTCCTGGGTCTTCACAGGCTGGCGAGACGTTCGATGTTGCATACTATCAGAAGCCGGAAGCCCTGACCACGGCGCAGGGGGGCGTCACGGTTCCGTTTCCGTCGGAACTTCTGTTCAAGGGCCTCTACGCAAAAGCCCTCTTGGAAGAAAACGGCGGTGAACGGTCAACCGAATATCAGACCGCCTATACCGAATATATCCGGGACCGCCGCGAAACCCTTCGCAGATTCACCGCTGACACCGGGTCCGACATCTACATCATCCCGAGATTCCGATGAGAGAGGCGACCTACTCGATTGCCTCGAAGGGGTTGGCGACCTCTTTCAACGAAGTCGAGACGCCTCCGGAATATGCCCTGTCTTTCCGCAACCGTTATATCAACGCGGCCGGCGGCGCGGAAATGCGCCAAGGCATTGCGCAGCTTGGCAACACCGTGTCGGGCGTTCCGAATCTGACCGGCGTTCATGAATTGATTAAATCGGACGGGTCAACGGTTCTGTTCGTTTCCGGGCAGGGGAAGATATACCGGCAAGACGGCAATACCTGGACATCGGTCAAGTCCGATCTGGACAACGGCGCGCCCCTGAAATCCGTGCAGTTCGGCGAGAAGCTGATCTTTGCAAATGGCGTGGACCGAAACTTCTACACCGAAGACGGAATGACCTTCACCGAGTTGAAGGCTCGCATTATCGCGGGGTCTCTCACGGGGGTTTCCGGGGCGTCCGACCTGACCACCACGGCGACGGACGGAAATGTAGGGAATTGGGTCGCCGAGACAGACGTAGCGGTCAACGACATTCTCTACAACGCGTCGCGCGATGCCTACGCAGCGATCACGGCGGTGGTGAGTGCTGCGGCGACGGCTGACACGGCCATTCAGTACACCACGATGAGTTCTGGCGCTGCTGGCCTGGGGTTTACATCAACGAATCCAGAAGCAGGCGATGAATACGAAATCATCGACATGGTGGAACTGAACATCATTCCTACCGACCTTGACGATGACAATCTGGCCGTGGCGACAGGAGATACGTCGGCGGCCGGGGTTGCTGTTTCCGGGGTTACCTGGACCGGCACGCAAATCAAGCCCGGCGATTGGATTCGCAATACCACCCGCGCTGCGGTGACTCAGGTCACAGCCGTGGGGTCTGCGATGCTGGGGGTTCACGGAATCGCGGGTCAGACGGCGGGCGATTCGCTGCTGTTCTTTAAGTCCGCCATGCCGATTTCCAAGAACCTTCATACCCATTTCGGGCGCCTGTATCACATCGATGCACGAGACCAAAGAAAGGTCCGGTTCTCCGGCCCGAACGATCCACAAGACATGTTCAATGGCGGCACCATTGACGCCTCGACGCTCAAGTTTGGGGAGTTGCAGCCGACCGGCGACATCGCCGTTGAGATGGCGTCTTATCAGCGGTTCTTCGCGATTGGGGGCAAAAAGAACCTGTTTTTCTTCGCTGGCACCGATCCAGGAGAGGGCGGGGATTTCGCCCCGATTGGCTTGTTTCCTCAAGGTGTCGTTTCGCAGAACGGCATGGTCTCGATTGGTAATGACATCGCGTTCGTGACGCCGGACGGCGTGCAGACGGCCTCGCTTGTTGGTGACGCCTCGACACTTGGTCGCGCGAACATTTCCGAGGCGATCAAGACCACTTTGCGCGACTTGATCGACATTACGGGGACCGTGCGGGTGTTTCATTATCCCCGGCGGTCGTGGTTCGTTTGTCAAGTCGGCTCGGAACTGTATGTGTTCAACTACACGGCATATTTCGGGCAGGACGGGCTATCCTCTCGCGCGGGCGGGACTCTCTCTGCCACGCAGGGGTCGTGGTCGGTATTTGATGGACCCTTTGCCCGTCAGTCGGCTTATTTCGTGCGTAACAACGGCGATCTTCTTTGCGCTGGGCCGGGCGGGAAGGTTTTTCAGTTTGACGCGGAGGTTTTCCAGGACGACGGAGAAGATTACTCGACCGAGTATCAGACCGGCTGGCTGACGTTGAGCGAACCGCGGAAATCGGTGCGCCGGAAGGCGGGGAAATATATCAAGCCGCTGATCGATGTCGGCACGGAAATTGCTTACACGATCAAGGCGGAATCCGGCTGGGGGTTCGACTCCGAGGACGAAATTGTCGCTACTGCGGCTGGGGGCGGGTCGATTGGCACCCAGGAAATCCCGTCCGAGATCGGCGGGTCTGGGATCATCAATGAGAAGTTGCCCCTCCGGTGGAGGGGTGAAGTCGTTCGTTTGACCTTCACGACGCCAGGCGGCAGGGGGCCAGATATTTTGTCTCGATACACCATCTATCACACGATTCACGGAATGCGCTGATGGACTTCACCGCACTGATCCAGACCATTCCTGCCCTTGCCAAGCTAGGGGCGGGCTTCGCTGCCTCTCAGAAAGAATATCCGTATCCGGCGGGCATGGACCAGGCCATGCAGGCGCTTGCGAATGCGAACGCTTACACGTCCGATGCGATGAATCCCAACTCCGCGAATTTCAAGAATGTCGCGGAGGGGGAGCGGCTTGCCGGTCGGCTCAGTTTGATCGACGCGATTCGCACCATCGTCAGACAGAACAACGTCGCGGCGGCGAAGGGTATCGGGCCGGTTTCGATCAACCCGGAACGGAGGGATGAGACCGTTTGGAGAGCCCTGACGCGCGGGTACATGGACAATCAGGTTGCAGCCCGGAATCGGGCGCGCGAGTTCCTGTTGAACGCCGCACGGGCGTCCCGACAGAACGCCGCCGGCTACTCTCCGATGATGGTCATGGGGGATCGGGTAAATGCGTTCAACCGCGCGTCGAGCATGGGAGGGACTAACGCGCTGCTGACCGGAATCGAGAGGTTCGCCAAGGTTCTCCCGGACATGTTCGGCGAGTCTGACAACAACCTGACAAAAGACCGCTCGCCTGCGTTCCGCGACATTCGCACAGACGCGGCCGGGCGCATTTTCGGAGGGATTTAATGGACCCGCGCACCGAGGGCCTCCAGACGCTTATCCAGCAGGCCATGCAGCAGCTTCAGCCCGATCCGTTCGCTGGCATCAGCCGTGCGGGGGACGCGGCCTTTACCACGGCGGCGATGGGTCCGAAGGCTCCGTTTGCCCCGACGCTTGCGGCCCTTGATGCAAAGGCGGCGAATGAAAAGCGCGCGGCCGTACAAGGGCTGACCGCGCTTCTTTCGCAGGCCAGATCGGCAGAGGCGCTGAAACTCCAGGAAGACCAGATGGCGTTCAATCGCGATATGGTCGAACGGAAGTTTGCCCTGGATCAGGAGAAATTCGCCTACGCCAAGCGCCCGAGAGGTGGCGGGGGTGGCGGCGTACTGGCGAAAGGTTACGCCGCGATTAACGCTGACCTTGCTGCTGGCCGACTTACGAAGGACGAGGCCGACGAAGCGAAAGCCATGATGAAGGGCAAGGCATACGGCCTCGGCGCGGGCGCGGCGCCACCCTTCAAGGTGCCGTCGGGTTATTACCCGACCAAAAAAGATGGCCGCTGGGTGGTAAACCCTATTCCGGGCGGCCCTGTATACTATAAAGAGCGGGAGAAGCTGAATAAAACGGACGACACGATTGCGTCGGCTAAAGAATTTAAGAATTTGCTTGATAGCCTGGGCACGCAGCGGGGAGTCATTCCCACTGAAGCGCAAGGGCGATTGCGAACAGCTTACGGATTACTGTTCACGAACCTAAAGGAGTTCATGGGGCTGGGCGTCATCGCCGGACCCGATATGGAGTTGGTCAGGGGGATCGTGGCGGACCCGACATCAATGCTCGATTACGGAAAGGGCATCAAATACCACCGCGCGAAAGTCAATGAACTTATCGGCGTGTTGCAGCGGGCGCGGGACAACTACAAACGCCGGATTTATCAGAGCGCGAACCCTCCCCCCACCACTCAGGGCGGCGGAGCGAAACGCCGGAAGCCCGATTATTACATGGACAGCAAGGGGAAGAAGAGCGCGAACCCTCCCCCCACCACTCAGGGCGGCGGAGCGAAACGCCGGAAGCCCGATTATTACATGGACAGTGAGGGGAAGCTCCGATAATGGCGCAGGTTAAACTTCCGAACGGGGAAATTGTTGAAGTTCCCGACAACATGCCGCCCGACGAAATCCGCAGGAACATTCTGCGCGCCTTCCCCGAGCAATTCCCGGACGCCCCGAAATCGAAAGCGGCGGATATGGCGATTGGGAGTGCAATGCCGGACAACGCCGACGTGATGGCCTTGGCGCGAACCAACCGCGCGCCCCTGCCTCCGGGTGGAGGCATGACGCCCGCATTCGATCCAACCCGCGAGAACAAGATCGGAAGCTGGCTCGCCGGTAAATACAGCTACGAGCCCGTCAAGGACGCCTCCGGAAACGTCATCCCGGAAATCGAGCAAGGGATTCCGGGCAACACCACCCTTCAGGACATCCAGGTCGCGGCCAGAATGGTTTTCTCGACGGACCCGGTGAAGCGGGCCGCGATGATCGTGAAGATGTACCCTGGCGCGAAGGTGCGCGAGCAGGGCGGGCAGACTATCATCAAGTTCCCGGACGGCACCGAACGCACGATCAACAAGAAGGGGCTTTCCTGGCAGGACGTGATCGACACGTTCCGCGAGTTGGCCTTTATGGGCGGTTTGGCCAAGTTGATCGGTGCCGGTGGGCGGCTCGTCACACAGGCAGGCCGGGCCGGCGTAGCGGTCGGTGGCACAGAAGCCGTCCTGGGGGCAGGGGCCAAGCTGGCGGGATCGGGCGACGATTGGTTCGATGTGGCCAGCCGGGCGGGGGCCAGCGGTCTTATGGCCGGTGGCGGCACTCTCGCTGTCGGTGGTCTAACGAACGTCATCGGCAACATGTTTGCCAAGCGCCCGGCGGGTGCTGCGGACGACTTTGCCAAATTAGGGATTAAGCCGCTGTTCTCGGAGCGCTACCCGAAAGCCTCAAAATATCTCGGGCTGAAGGAGTTTGAGAATCAAACAGTAAACCTCCCCGGTGGCGCATCGGCTGCGGCAAACCGATACACCAAGAACGCCCTGAAGTTCGAGAGCGCGATTAAAAAATCGATTGCCGATCTGAACGTCAAAGACACTTCGAAAGTCGCCGCCGGTCGGACCATTGAGAAGGGCGTCGGGGGATACAAGGACCGGGCACTCACTCAGCACGACCTCATGGTAAAGAAGTTGAACGTCGATCCGGAGACGCGGGTCAATTTACAAGGCACGTTCAACGTCCTGAAGGAAGACGACCTTGGGGCATTCGAGGCCGCCGCCAAAGCGGCAAAATCAAACTTCCTCGCGTCCCTGTCGGATGACCTTGAGCGTTTGGGCAAGAATGCGACATGGAAAGAGGTGAATGCACTACGGCGGAAGATCGGCGAGATGCGCGGGGAAGTCGGACTCTTGCCCGACACGTCAAAGCGGCAACTCTCGAAGATTTACGGGGCATTATCGGATGACCTTCGCGGCGCCCTCTCTCCGGAGAAGGCGGCCAAGTGGGACACCATTAACAAATTTATGAGAACTCGCATCCAACGATTGGAAGAGGCCGAGTTTGTTCTGGCGAAGGGCGGAAAGGTCGATGAAATTGAGAAGGTTTACGCCGCCGTCCGCTCCGGAGCAAAACTCGGTGAAACTCTGGCAACAAAGGTCATGAACAAACTCACCCCGGCAGAACGGGACGTGGTGCGCGCCCGATTCATGCGGGACTTTTTAGAGGATTCCGTGACTGCCAAGATGCCGGAAGGCGCACCGCTGAGTCCGAGCAAACTCCTGAGCCAGTGGAAGGCTATGGACCCCGCCGCGATCAAAGCCATTTTCCGGGGGGATAAAAAGACCTACGAAAACCTACAACGTATCTTCCGTGTCGCCGACCGGCTTGAGCGATCTTCGGCTCTCGGTGCGAATACGTCGAACACAGGGAGGGCGATTACTGGCCCCGGTAGCTTTATCGGCGGCGTGGCTCTAACGGCTGCGACAGGGAACCCGGCATATCTGTTCGCCCCGGTGGGCTTGTATACCGTCGGACGGGGGGGCTTAAAGGCATCACAACTCGCAGCCTCTACCACGTCCACGCTATTGAAGTCGGCCCGCTTTGTAAATTGGCTCTCAGAAAGCACGAAGCTAAAGGGCGCGGCTGCGATTTCCAGGCACGTCGGCAAACTCGGCTTGCTCGCGGAGCGCGTAAATCCCGACACCAGAGACGCCATTGAGCAGTATTTGGAGGCGCTGCGTGGTCGGTAGCGCAACAATCGCATTGAACGTCATCATAGCCGGCCTTGGGGTCGGCTTTTTTGTTATCGGATATTAGGAGGCCGCCTAAATGACCGCCGTCAGCAAGGCTTCAGCGAAGGCTCACTTTATTACCGGGGCCACGCCGACCGAAAGCAACTTCGCAGACCTGATCGATTCCTATCAAGACGCGGCGGCGAACCTTGGGGTTCTGTCCTCAGCCGCGCAGGGGTCGGTCGGGTTGGCTGTTTTCGCGTCAGATACGGCGGCATCGGCACAAACGGAACTGAACGCCGGCGCGGTAGGGGCGGCTCTGTTTGAGTCCAGCACGGCGGCATCGGCACAAACGGAACTGAACGCCGGGACGCTTGGTGCTGCGGTGTTCGAGTCAATCGCCGCCGCATCTGCACGCGGAGAATTAGGCTTGGAAATCGGCGCGGACGTTCAGGCGTACAGCGCGAAGCTGGCTGCGTTGGCCGCTGCCGGCTCGACGGTTGGCGTGCTGCGCAACCTTGGCGCCTCGACCGTTGGCGTTCTCAAAGACAATCTGTCCGCCACCGACGCGCCTGACGCCAATGACGACACGACGGGCGGCTATGCGGTCGGCTCGCTGTGGGTCGATGTCACGGGCGACGTCGCCTATCTTTGCCTGGACGCGACCGAAGCCGCCGCCGTCTGGCACCGGCTGACCGCCGCCGCGATGACCCAGGCCCAGGCCGAGGCGGGCACCGACACCGTGCCGCGCTATGTGGCTGCCGAACAGATCGCCCAGGCCATCGCGGCCCAAGCGTCCGGCCGCTTTACATACGCCACCACCCAAACAACGACCTCAGGCAGTTCTGCGAATTTCACATCCATTCCCTCAGGCGTGGATTTTATTGTCGTGATGTTCCAAAGCGTTTCGATGACCGGAAGCGACAACTTGCTGGTGCAGATCGGCGACGCCGGCGGCATAGAAACGAGCGGCTACATTAGCGCCGCCCGATACGGCGGCGCAGACGTGACCAGCTCGGCCGGGTTCATCGTGCGCGTCGGTTCGGCGGGCAATGCGTTTAGCGGCTCGATGATTTTGTCGCGCATAAACGGAAACAATTGGCACGCCCAATACGGAGGCATGGCCGAGGGCGTGGCCGCCGCAGCCTACGGCGGCGGGCGGAAAACGGTCTCCGCTACACTGGACCGGCTTTCCGTCGTACCGAGCGGCTCAGACAGCTTCGATGGCGGCGCTGTAAACATCATGTGGCTGTAGGATATAGATAATGGCTCACCTCTCGATCACCGGAATTGACGCCGACGGCCGCATCATTAAGTACGCCCGCTTCGACAGCGAGACGGAGGCGACCGACCACGCCGGGGCACACAGCGGGACCGTGGT